TTTTGCTTCTAGTGCTTGGGGAGTAGTTCAGTCAATATGGAGCGCAGTATCAGGTTTCTTTAGCGGTATATTTAATTCCGTTAGTAGTGTCGTTAGTGGCGTATTTAGTGCCATTGGTGGTTTTGCTTCAAGTGCTTGGTCAAGAATTTCAGGTGTATTTAGCGGAGTTGGTGGCTTCTTTAGTGGAGTTTTCAACGGTGCTAGAAATGCAGTAAGTGGAGTTTTCAGCGCTTTTGGTGGCTTTGCTTCTAATGCTTATAACGCAATAACAGGAGCATTCAGTGGGCTTGGCGGTTTCTTTAGTGGGATATTCGGAGGAATCAAAGACACGATAGACAGAGTTCTAGGCGGTGTTACAGGAACGATTGAAAAAGTATCAGGAGCTATTAATGGTATTGCAGGTAAACTTGGCGGAATGTTTAAAGGTTCTATGGTAGTAGGTTTGCCAGAATTTAACTTATCTTCTAGCGGTTACGGTTTAAGCACAAATAGCGTTTCAAGCGACAATAGAACATATAATACATTTAATGTACAAGGTGGTGCTGGTCAAGATGTTTCTAACTTAGCACGAGCAATCAGACGAGAATTTGACCTAGGGAGGGCTTAATGGTAAGACAGTATAAAATACATACCAACTTAGACGGAACAGACGACAAAGTTTGGGATGTTACAAATGGAAAAGTTAGATTTTACCAGCCCTCTAATTTAGGGTTACAATCAACTAATAACATATGGCAAAGTAATGGTATTGGAGTAATGGGAACTCGCTCAATCACTCAACCTCAAATAGAGTTCAAATTAGAAACGTTTGGCGAAAGTTTAGAAGAAAATTATCAATTAATGAAAGACTTCATAAACGATATTCTTAGTAAAAAATTCATTACACTTGAATATCAAACAGAGATTTTTCAGGTATATGCTGATTTAGCTTTAGCAGATGTCACAAAGACAGAGGGTTATGGGAAGAACGGAACTTTTAGCGAAAAGATAACATTTGATATCATTACAAAATGGTACACTTACGAAAATCTAACTTTTGAAATGATTCAAAATGGTAAAGTTCTTTCTGGCAAATCTAAAATTTATGGCGGAACAGCACCAGGAGACTATAAGTATATCAAAGGAACTTCTTACACTTATTATGGAGAAACAAACATAGACCGTTTAAGTCGTTGGGATATAAAAGACGAAATATTTAGTTTTATGGGGATATTATATCCGAAACTTCCTAAAACACCTACTGGAGTTAGATTTTTAGACGATATTGGAAATGAATACACTGCAATTGTATTCAAGACGGAAGAATTACAAGACTACATTTTAATAAATACAGATGTAAATGACGAAACTTATCAAGGTTGGAAGGGGACAACTGCTCTAAATTTATTCCCTGTAATGGACTTTGAGCGATATAGAACACGCATAATTGAAAAAGGTCAAATGGAGCTAATCAATTTAAGTAAGGCAGAGTTTAAAGTTAAGAGAAAGGCGGACTTCGTTTAATGTTAGAAGCCAATGTGTATGATAACTTTAATCCGAACTATTATAATATATCCGACTTTAGCCTTCCTAATGGTAAAAAAGAAAAAAGAGGGTTACCGATACCAAAAGCAAGATGTCAAGTTATTAACTATGAACTGTGGGAAACAGGCTACCTCTACACTTCATCAGCTACATTGACCGTTTCGGTAGAAGTTGGCGACATTGTTCAAATTCTTTTTCCTGAAGTTATTCCAATTGAGGAAGCTCTAGGTCAAAAGAAAAAGCTGAACTTGGATATGGTTTATCTTGTGACAGATGTAGATGAAAGTAACAAAGCTACATTAAAGAACTATTTTTGGGCAATGATTGAAAGTCTTGATGTTCCGAATGCAATAACTAAAACGACAAACTTTGCTATCATTGATTATTTAATTGACCCTCGTAAAAATAATTTAATGAGTTATGGTTATTTCTTTAATTCAACTATCTTTGAAGGAAAGGCTACAATCAACCGTAAAGCGGAAACTTCAAGCGCTCATGATGTAGCTAAAAGAATATTCTCTAAGGTTCAATTTCAACCAACTACGACCATTCAACATGCTTCATCTGAAACAGACCCTAGAAACTTGTTATTCATTAACTTTGCTTCTAGGAAATGGAATAGAGATAGAATCACGACAAGAGTAGATATTAAGCAAAGTGTGACAATGGACACGGAAACAATAACAGAACGTTCGGCTTATAATTTTGCTGTTGTATTTGTTAAGAATAAGGAAACAGACGACTATATAGACCCTCCTAAAATGTACACAACTAAAAATAATGGAGATGTCATTGATTATAGCACTTATGTCGGAGACGGAACAGACTTGCCAGATGTAAGAACAGCTAAAACATTGTTTTATGATAGAGATGACCACGGAAACCCTCCAGATATTTCAACTATTAAAGCGGAAGTTTCGCCCTCTACAATCGTCACAAGGTTAATCTTTAATCAAAATGAACTTTTGCCTTTATATGTTAATGACTTGGTAGATATATGGTATGAAGGTAAACTTTATTCTGGATATATAGCAGACAGGGTTAAAACAGAGTTCAATGATAGACTTATTTTTGTAGAAAGTGGAGACAAGCCGAATGTTATATGAGTATGTTGCTACTTATGGAGACAAATATAGAATAGATAGCTTCACAGGGTACAGAGAACTTCGTAAAGACCACTTAGAACTTTTATCTGGTAAAGTATATTATAATAGTGAAAACTTGCTTAGAATTGAAACTACGCTCTTGTACGAAGTCGGTCAATTTGTATCAATTGGTGGTTATCCGTATGGCGGTAGAAAATTTAGATTATTAGAGCTTTCAATTACTGATAACCCAGTTTTAGATAAAGCGAAAATAATTTCAAGAAAGGTAAAAAATGACAATTAAAAACTTTACATTCTTTAGTCCAAGTGGTACAGAGTTTCCAGTAGGTTCTAATAATGACGGAAAGTTATACATGATGTTGACAGGAATGGACTATGGAACAATCAGGCGGAAAGACTGGACAAGTCCATTAAATACAGCTCTTAATGTACAATATACCAATACTTCAATTATTGCTGGTGGAAGATATTTTGAACTATTAAACGAAACAGTAGCTTTAAAAGGAAATTCTGTCAACTATATCCATGCAAATATTGACTTAACTCAAACAGCACACCCTGTTACTTTATCGGCTGAAACTTCAAACAATAGCAATAATGTCGATTTAAATAATAATTCAGGTGTACTTAAAGTTGTTATAGATATTAGAACAACTGACGGAACAGGAGTAGTGAACGCTAAAGCACCTGATAATGTAACATATTTAGACAAATTAAATACAAATAGTGCAAAAAACTCTTTTGGGGCGTTAGCTGGAGTTAATCTCTTAAACAATTGGTATGTTCAAGAAATGGCTGGAGGGTTATATAGACTTTCTAGAATCATTAATGTAAATAATGGAGTAGACCAACCTTGGGGTTCGTTATACATTTCGGCAGAAATAGCCATTCCAAGTTTACCGAGTGGGTTCGCTCAATCATATATATCCGTCTCAATGTCAAATACATCGAACCTAATGTGGTGTTCTGTAACGTCTAACAATGCTTTTAGGCTACTTACAGGACAAAACACAGGTGGAGCTGTCCGTTCAGTCTTAGTCGAAGTATTTGCAACAAAAACTGCATAAAATAGAAAGTAAAGAAAATGGTAACGAAAATGATATTAATAACTATCTTGATTTTGGCGATTTTATTCGCTACGTGGGTCAAAGATAGAGAAGCAATGGACCCACCTTTTAAACGTAGACTTGTAATTGATTTGACAGTTGTATTCTCCCTGTGGGTTTTATATGCAGTCTTCTTCTTTACTCAAACACCCTCAACTTCTGATATTGCCAAAACTGTAATTAACGTAGGTTTGCTATACTTTGTAGGTCAGTTCATCTATTTAATTGCAAGTATCAGCCCTATGTTTGCTGGTTTGCTTAAACTTATTAAAAAGAATGGTGTAAATATTCCAGAAGTTGAAGAACAAACGGAGGATAAAAAAGAATGAATATAACTAATGCTGGCATTCGTGGTCATAATCCTACTGGGGTTGTAATTCACAATGACGCAGGCTCAAACGGCGCTAACACTAGCTTTTATAGCGGTTGGCTACCTACGCATAACCCAGAAAATGGTTTTGCACATGTTTACATTGCTTCGGACGGACGCTTACAGGCTTCTGACTTCTCTAATATGGCATGGCATTGCGCTAACTCATACGGTAACGCAAATTACGCTAGTTGGGAAGTGTGCCAATCAGAGGGAGATTTAAACCAGTTCTTGAAGAACGAACAAGCGGTACTAGATGATGTAGCTAAGTACATGAAACAATGGGGCTTAACTCCTAATCGTGATACAGTCAAACTACATCAAGAGTTATCAAGTACAAGTTGCCCTAGACGGTCAGTAGAAGTCCATGGTGGCACGTTAGAAAGCTGTCGCTCATACTTTATCGCAGAACTAAATAAACGCCTTACAGGGCAAACTAGTGGGAATATCAATACACAAACAAATACAGAATTAGAGGACGATGAACTAATGAAATTTACTTACACTAACGGAGACGGAACTGTTTACTACTTCAACGGAGAAAAAGTTATTGCACTTTCTCACGGAGACCAATGGAATATTATCAAACAAGTTTACAAAGATACAACAGGTAAAGACTTGAAGCACTATACTTGGAGCAAACAAGTTCCATGGCACGTTCGATTCATGCAAGCTAACGGTATTAAAAACGTAATTGTAGCTGACAAATAAAAAAAGACCGCCTTAATTGGTGGTTTTCTTTTGTAATTGAGCATATTTTAAAGAGGATATACCTACTTTCTATTTTTAATTAATTTATTTTGTTTATTTGGTTACTTTTGTTATTTCATAACCCAATAATAACTTGTTATTCTTTAATGCTTTGGAAACAACATCGCTATATACACCGAGTTCTCTACTCAATGCTCTTTGGCTATTGTATATTTTTCCTTTATAAATTACTTTAATGGCTCTTGGAATATACAATTTTTCATTCATCCTTTTTACATTTTCTTGTGGAGTTACATATTCCAAGTTATTTAATTCATTATCTTGCTTATTCATATTTATGTGGTCCACTTGTAGTTTACTTTTTCCATAAAAAGCTTCCATTATTACCCTGTGAACTAAAACGCTCTTATCTTCCATCGTCGCTTGCAAATATCCACTTTTCTTTATGTGTTGTTTCAACTTTTGATAATATTTTTTTCTTTTTATATAAATATCTCCATTAGACAATACTATAAATTTATCTTTAAACTCTACGCTTTTTACCAAACTTGCCAAGCTCTCCCTCCTTGTGATTCATATATATTAACAGCAGTATCTAGGTATTCTTGTGGTGTCATTCCAGAAACATTACCATGTGAATTTTGGTTAATTTGAAGAAGTCCGTAGCAACCAATCGGATTAGTAACATAAGGGTTTCCACTCGACTCCTTATAAATAACATCAAGCCATTTACTAGCACTTACTCCTGTCTTACTTGCCATATAATTCGCTGCTATTTCTGGACTTACGCTAGACCAATTGCTTCCAATAGTACCACTAGTTGCTGTGTTTGGTACACCTCCCTCATTTTCATTTTCTCCGCTAACTTCTTGCGTCCTTTTGGTGTTAGGTTGTTCAGTTGCCTTATCATGTTCTCTTGAGATTCTGTCAGATTCGGCTTGTTTTTCAACTTCAACTCTTCGTTGATTTTCTTCACTAATTCGTTGTTCTTCAAGTGCTTTCTCCTTAGCTTGCCTTATATGCTCATATTTCGCTTTCTCTTGCGTTTTAAACTCTTGTTCATATAATTGTGCCACAACATCATTAAAGCCCTTGTCAGCCTTTTTATGAGCTTGTTGTATTAGTGCGATACTTCTAATTGTGTCGTCTGTTAAAATAAAGATAATTATTCTCCTTAAAATTTTGGCGGTTCTTGTCGTTCTGGCGTTTCAACTTTATCATATTCGCCATTTCTGATATAAAAACTATTTTGTTTATATAATTGTTCTAGTTCTTCATTCCATGATTTATAATAGTTCCATAAGTCTATTGAAGTTTTAGAATTAACATAATTAATTTTCAATTCATGTACAGCCATTTGTTCTAAATGGTCTCCGATTAATCTTAATATAAACAATTGTGCGTCTTTTGCTTCTTCTCTTTTCATTTTACACTCCTTTACGTGAATTATAATATGCTTTCGCCATAACTATATCTTTTTTATTTACTTTCATATTTTTAAATGACTTAATAACTTTATAATCGCCCTGTGTATTGATTTCAGATAAACACATGTCAAATAAAGGAACAAGCCTATACATTGTTAATACAAACGCAAAATCATTATTTGCTTCTTCTAGCGTGTCGCTTGTTTTATAATATTCTCCGTCTATTGCGTTATACCAAATTTCATATTTCATGCCATACTCTTTTCTATATTTCAATTGCTTACCTGCTTAATGGCTTCAAAAATGTTACTTCCAGTTTGTTCTAGAAATTCATCACTTACAGTTACACTATTTCTAGAAAATAGTTCAGTTTCAATCTTCATGAAGTGCATTGCTTTAGCTAAAAATTGAGCAGATGATTCATAATATAATGTTTCCAGTTCATCATCTGAAAGCTGTGTTAAATCATCATTATCAAAAGTTGTGAGTTTTCGCTTAATCTCTTTTCCGTTGTCATCTTCTTCTATGTAGTAACGCTTCATCTATTTCTCGTCCTCATCTTCATCTAAATTTAGTTTTTCTATTTCCCAAAAATTTAAGTAGTCATTTATCGTTTCATGGTATATTGTACAAACTGCACTCAAATCTCCACAACAACCGCAACCGTCAGACTCCCATTCAATTGTTACCCATTTATGTTTGCATTCCATTTATTTCATTCCTCTAATTTCAAATTTTTCAATAATATACCGTTTAGAGCCTAACTCAAAGCTCACTAGATAATTATTAAAAGGGTCTTTCTTGTTCAAGTCATTAGCAAACTTTCGAGCTGTTGACCGTGGATATTTTGAACTATTAATCTTACGCGTGTATTTGTGTAAAATCATTTCATTGCCTCTCTTTGCATTTTGCGTTTTAACCGTTGCTTATACAGATATTCTTTACTTGGCTCTAGGCTAGACAATATCTCATCTAGTAAGTCAAACGCTTCTCCGTTATTTCCTACGCTATCAATTTTTTTAAGTGTAATCTCGTGCATTTCATCATCATTAAAAAACATAGTCAGATAAGGAAACGCTACGGTATTCGGTAAACTCAAACGTGATTTAGTCATTTTTAGGTTAGGATATTTACCTGTTTCGGCTTTAACTTTTGATTCAAATTGATTTATTCCGATACCTTGCTCTTTTAGCGTACTGGTAATTCTATTATATAATTCTTCATTTGTCATTATGCTATAACCTCTATAATTTCAGTATGCTTTTTAAGTGTTGGAAATGAACTCTCTACTGCATTAAACCACTTTTTTGCTTCATGTTTGCTATAAAATTTACGTGATTTAATTTCTTTTTCCCATATCCAAGATACTGTGTAGTATGTAAATTCATCTTTCATTATCCAATTACTCCTGTCTTAATGTTTAATCTTTGCTGACTTGATAAGTGATAACATGAGCACCATTTGCAATAATAAGCTCTAACTGGTATCTTATCATTTTTATTTTTCTTGTTCTTTTTAGTATGCTGGGCATTTGCTATTGAATATAAAGCACCCATTTTTGTGTATTTGCGTTTCTTACACATATTATTTACCAAAACTTTCTATTTTATTTTCTTTTTTTATCCTTTCAGCACAATCCCAGCAGTAATAATAACTGTCTTTAATTCCAGCTTTTCTCCTTGCATTATATTCTAATCTTGGATTAAATCCTTTATGAGTTGCGTGCTTATTAAAAAATACTCTTAATTGATGTGTGCTTACATGTATTAACCTTTGTCTAGTTGAAACCATTCCACTCCTTTATCGTAAATAATTCAAAACCTTTTAGCTTGTCTTGTTTTTCAATTGCTACTTGCTTATTATCTTGCTCTCTAAGCAGTTCAATTATAGGTCTACCAATATCGAACCACTTGACGACTGTACTGGCTTTAAGTCCGAAATACTTAGCACATTGAGCTTTACAACTAAAGTGTAGCTCTTCTTCTGTAATAGGGTTATAAGCTACTATTTCCCTATCCTTTCGCATTGCCATTATTTAACCACCTTTCTATAAGACAATAGTATCAAATTACTTTATGTTTGTCAAGAATTAACTTTAGACCTCTTCAATAAATTCCAAGTATCTTTCATCAATCTCTTTAATTTCTTCTTTTGTGAACTCTGACTTGAAGTTATTTCTCTCTTCTTTAAACCCTAGGAATAGGAACTTTTCCCCTAGCTCGTTTTTAAAAGAGTTTAAATATCCTTTTTTATTGTTCATCAATTTAACGTTGTATTTTTCCATTTCTATCTCCTTTATTTCTATAATACTAATTGTATCAAAAAAAGTTCATACTGTAAAGCACAAACTTTATTTTTAACTTTATTTTTCTACTTTCTTTTTAAAGTGTTGTAAATGCCTAGCTATTTCGTGTTTATCAATTTCTTCTTGCGTCCATTTGAAACGTTCATTATTAGGAGTATGAAGAAAGAACTCCATACCTCTGCCTTTAGTTAGCCAAGCATTAACGTTATCAGGTTCTGGGACACAGATATAAAATAGTTCATCTTGTTCTACTTCCCATTTATCACGGTTCAATAATAACCATAAGTGAGCTTCTTTGGTATATCCACTTAAGCCAAATACTTCTAAAATATTTTCATACTTCTTTGTATTACTAACTTCTACTTCTTTATACAATTTGTTGAAAATTTCTCTGCCAAAACGTTTGCTATATATTGTATCATCAGTATCTAACGTTTGGTGTTCTTCTAGCCATTCGTTCAACTCTTTAGAGATAATAATTTTTTCTGTCATTTTATTCGCCTTTCCATTCCTTGAAATCATCAGCCATAGCTTGCATATCAGCCATAATATCTCCAGTAATAAACTCTGTAAGCTTATTTATGTTGATTATGTTAGCAAGTTCATTTGCATAGTCTAAAGCCTTATTTCTATCTTTGTCATAGCTCTCGCCCTCTTTCTTGCCAGCTCTCACTAAATACTTTAATACTTGCATTGTATACCAGCCTTTAAGTTCTTCGTAATCAAAAGTGTGTTGTAAGTATTCATTGAGTTCTATACCGTATTCATTGGTATAGTGTCGATTCTCTTTTAAGTTCATCAGATGATTCCTCCAAGCCATGTAATACTCAATATTGCAAGCATAGTCAGCCATGCAACAGCTATAAATGCAAAGCTGACACCTGCAACAATTGTTAAAGTTTTTACTGTATCTTTCATTTTGTTCTCCTTAATTTGATTGTCTATATTTTTCCATTACTTTAGGGTATTTACTAACAAATTCTAATTGTTCTTGATGTAAACGACTTGACCAATGAAAAAGCCTATCAATTTCTGCTAAAGCACTCAACTTTTCATACACCTCTTTAATGTAAAACTCTGCATTTCCTACTGATTTCCAATAAGCTGATGTGTTCACTGTATTGCTAGTTTCAGCAAGTTTATGTGCATTGATATCTGCCTTTTCTTTTTTCTTCATCAGACTATCAATCTCTTTAAATATAATCTTTAACAATTTCACTTGATAGTTTTGCACTATTTCTTCGGTTGTCATCTCTTCACCTCTTTCATAATTACATTCTATCAAATTGCTTTTACTTTGTCAAGAATTAACTATTACTTGTCTTTCTAGTTTGATATAATTTATTCCATTTTTCTATAAGTTCCAGTAATTCAGGTTCATTATATTCGGTAAACAGTTCAATCTGCGATGTACACCAGCAATGTAAACAGCGATCGCAACTATAACAGATGTTTGTATACCCCCTGCAATCTTTGCAAACTCCTAAGCCGTCACTCGTTGGTACATCGAAGCAGTGGCAATATCTTTTGTCATTAAAATATTTTCTTTTCATTATTCCTCTTCTTCAAGTGCTACATTCTCGGCCATTACAACATCAATATCCTTTCCAGTCACTTTTTCGATATAATCAACTGCAAGTTTATTGGTTTTAGCTAGGTCCGCAAGCTTTCTGTCTACAAGGTTTCCAACAACAATATCTTGAGTGATATTTGCTGCTGCGCTCGCTTCAATCAATGTTTTAATACAACTCTCTAGTTCTTCTTGGAGTTTTTCAACTTTTTTGTTTACAATATCCATTTGTTTCTCCTTTACTCATATATGCTATTATAAGCTATTTTCTTTTAATTGTCAAGCAATAAGCGCCATAAACTACTAATAAAACAATTGTTATTATAAATAGCGGAGGTATAAATACAGTTACCGCAAACCAAACGATAGAAACTAAAGTATAGATCATGATTTTAAGTATTAATTTACCTATTTTAGTATTTTCAAAAGTTATATCCTCATCTAATGACGAATCATCTTCTATTGAATTATCGTAAATTAATTTGTCTTCGTTTACTTCATATCGATTTCCGCAATAATCACATTTACCATTAGTCATTGAGTGAGCCCCACAGGTTTGGCATTCTACTAATTCCATTGTTTTTACCTCTTTCCTTAACTATATGTATAATTATATCAAAAAAACTCTAAGCTGTAAAGCCTAAAGTCTTATATGATGTTATTTTTCTTTCAATTTATTCTTGAACCAGATGATTCGTTCTTTGAACCAAGCGTCAACTCCTTCAGGACGTAGCCATTTACCTTGTTTTACTCCGTTCTTTTCCATGAACTCAATCACTTTAGTTGGAGTTTCTGGTTCGTCCCACATATTATATTTTGCTGAATGGTATTTACTAAACATTTCAAGGGTTTCGATGTAACTATCTTTCAAAAGTTCCGTGTCAAGCAATTTTTGGGCCTTCTCAGCACGTTTAGCAAGTCGTTCGTTAGCTTGTTCAAGTTGTTCCTTTTGGCGCTGTAAGCTCAAGTTATGGTTGATGTAAGCAATTTGCTGTGCATGTCGTCCAAGTTTACCTTGTGTGTTAAGTTCGATTAATTTAGCCATTCCCTCGCCAAGAATTTCATCAGGGACAAGATTATGCTTGTATTTTTTATTTGTATTGCGTACATAGTTATCAAGTGTCTGCTTGATTTTAAGTTTTTTGTGCAGTTCTCGTAATGTTGTCAATTTAATACTCCCTCATATATTTTACCAAACTTCAAAGCATTAATTTTAACTAGTTGTTTCAAGTCTGATATAAATTGCTGTTCTCCATCAAAGTCAAATGGCATTGATACATTTTCCTTGATCCAAGCGAAAGCTCCGTCAAAGTCTTGTTTAAGTAAGCTCATCTTATCCACGATGTCGATTATTTGTTCTTTTTCTTCCGCTGTGTACATATAATTTCATAACCTTTTACATTTTTCTTCCCTTTTTTAATTTCTCCACTTAGATATCCAACATTATGCCCTAAGAAAATACTGGCTAAAGATAACGAACGAAAATGTTTTATTTCTCCATCTTTTATCAGGTCAACACCTTGCGAACAGTTATTTAAACCTGTATCTAAAGCGTGTAACATATTTTCGCTATATGTACACCACTCTAAATTATCTATATTGTTATTTTTCTTATTTCCGTCGATATGATTAACTGTATCTTTTACATTTTCGGGATAGAAAGCAATCATCAAAAGTCTATGTATAGTTTTTGTATATTGTTTTCCATTTTTATAAAGTTTAACTACGTAATATCCTTTTGGGTTTATTTGAGGTTTTAAGACCCTTTGGTTCCAAATTCTAACTCGTCCGTCACTTCTTATTGTCTTTTTACCAATTTTAGTCCTTACGTTTCCTTTATTCGAAACCTCATACCCCTCAAATCCTTGTATATCTTTGTATATTTCTTCCATAATCAAAAAGGGAGATCCTCCGTGTTAACTTCAATTGGTTCAGATTTCCCAAATAAGTCTTGTTTAGCTTGTGATTGACTACTATTATCATTAGGGATAAATACTTTTTCAACCGTAGGAAAAACAAAGTTATAGTTTACGTATTCGCCTGATTCCTTAGCTTGTACACGACCGCTGACCGTTACGGTGTCGCCTAATTGAATGAAGTCAGGCAAGAAAGCCGAACCGTACGCAACTTTTACGCTAGATCCCTTTTCTTTTTCAAATAAAGGAACTGAAATAATTTTCTTATCTCCTTTAGAAGTGTTTACTGTACGTGTATTTTTTTCGTTCGCTTGTGCTGTTACTGTAATGATTGCCATTTTTATTTTCCTTTTTCTGCTTCTTGCTGTGCTAACCAAATCGTCATGATGTCGGTAATTTCTTTTTTAGTCTTATTTTTTAAGCTGTCAATATTTTGGTATCCTAGTTGTTCAGCTCGTTTGATAAGTGGTTGAATCTCTCTAAGTCGTTGTTTTTCAGCTTCAAGTTCTTTCTGCTCTTCTGTCAAGTCAGGCAAATCTTCATTCATATAGATATATAAACCTAAACCGTGCCTTGCGATTGCTTTTACTAAACAGCGTTGAATTGCTTTATTCACGTCCATTGAAGTAATTTTTTCAAGCGGAATTGACTGGTTACGATAGTCCATTACTGGTAAATTTTCAATATGTTCTAACCCCTTGATAGTAACTCCAACCTCAACCCAAGCTGTACGACCGTCTGTGTGATAATTCCAATCATCTTTATTCTTATAAATCTTGTTTGTTGATTCAGGATATACTTTTTTTACTTCTGCCCAAGCAAATGCCCAACTCAAATAATCAAGGTTATTCTTTTTACTCTTTTTATCATTGACATTGATGACACTTAAGGTTTCAAATACGCTCATTTATAGACAACCTCTTCTTTCCATCCTTGGTTTTTAAGCTCTAAGGCTTTTTTTAAATCATATTCACGAGATAAACAAAACTCCGAAGCATACCTTTTTGTCAAAGTATGAAAAGCATGTCCAAAGTAAAGTTTTCCTTTATCGCTTGTACTATCAACTTCATTAAATTCTAAGTACATTACTGAACGTTTTTCCTTTGGATCTTCACGACCTGTATCTGAAAGCTCATAAAGATTGGTTCTAGTTTCTTTCATGATATTTTCAATAACTCTTTTTGAAATTTCTGCTAACTGTTTTTCATCAAATTTAATATTAATTGTTTTTTCCATTTTCTCCTCTTTCTACTTTTTTTCTCCACTTAAATCCGCCAGCGCTTTTTGTTTTTCCACTGCAACAACTGCTTATATTTCCGGTTGAAACTCCTGTTTCTTGTTCTGCTTGTACCATTGATTCAAATTCATTTTTTATATTATCGTTTAAGTCTAATTGAATAACTTTTTTGGATAGTTTTTCAGCAACCCTTTTTGTTCTAGTGCCATGTATGACGTTTTCTCTTTCAGTGCACCATTCAAGGTTACTTAAATCATTATTTAACTTATTTTCGTCAATATGGTTAACTTGAGGCTTTTCTTCGGGGTTGTCTATAAAAGCAGTTGCTATAATTCTGTGTAAATATAGATTCTTCTGTTTATTATTTTCGCGTAATTGATGCATTAAATATCCACTTCGATTAAGATGAGATTTAAGTATTCTTCCGCTTTTTATATTTTTTACTCTACCTAGATTAGACACTTCGTATTTTTCAAAACCCTCAATTTTAACAAAAGTCTCAACTTCGCTCATTTTCTCCTCTTTCCACGATAAATACGTTCCCTTGTCTTGTAATTTCGATATGATACTTAAGCATAGGCAGGATCCAACCGTCTTCCCGATAATCCCACAAGTCATTTATTAAACCATACAGGCACTCGTTAGGCTCCACTCTATACTTTACTTCGTTCATCTCTTCGAGCTCTTTAGACAACTTTCTGACGCTTCTAGCATAATGTTTACTTGCTTTTTCTTCTTTTTTTAAACTTTTGAAGTTGCTTTTCATAAATGAAATTCCTAATATCTTCTTTCTGCTGTTTCTCCTCTTTATCAGACCAACCGACCTTTTGACCTTTTCGCTTGCCACTTTGATAAACTCGTCTGTTATCTTCTGGAAAGCCATTTCTCTCGAAGTACATTCTAGCATATTCAAAGTAATTTAAACTGTTGATATACTGCTGACTATCTTTTTTGTGATAATTAAGAGTTATTAAACGCCTTTCAGCTAGTGATTCAAAAGATGTTATCATACTTCTTCTCCAATGAAGCCTAAAAGTTTCAAAGCTACATATTCTTCGCTATTTTCTTCAACCTCTTTTGCAAATTCTTTATCACTAGTTAATTCTTCTTCTCCAGCATAATATAAAGGTGCAAACCTAGTCTTATCAGAAAAGTTATAAAACTTAAATTTAGGAACAATAACTTCATAACCATTAATAACAGCGTCTAACATTTTTCCTTTTTCATCAAGAGTAAATGGTTCTTTTTCGCCTTTTTCATAACATTTTCCATTACCGTCTTTAAGATAATGGTTCCAACCATACTGACTGATATAATGGAAAGCTCTATCATTACAGACAAAGGTTTTAAGAAAATCAGCTTGTTCTTGTGTTAATTTAACTACCATTTTGTTAGTCTCCTTTATTTCTATATATATTATTATAGCAAAATTATTTATTATTGTCAAGCATTAGATGATATTTTTTTATTTATTTCTGATTTTAATTGCAAAGCTCTAACTAATGCACGTTTAGAATAATCATTTTCACAAGCGTTATGCAATTTCTTTGACTGTCTGACTAGAAATTCAGCACGACCAAGCCAGACTTTGAAAAGTTCATCATTGTGCCATTCTGCTTTTATCATTTCTTCTAATGCACGATATAACCAGCCGAAGATTTCAACATGTAAATTAATAGCTTTGTTCTTGTAATTGTTCATCTAGCGCTCTCTTTGTTCTTTCTGCTATCTCTTTTCTTGGTGTAATCAAAACAGTTGTATCTCCATACGCTTTTATAGTTGTTTCTAGTCCTGCTCTATATTTCATTACTACATAACTATCATGAGGAATATTTTTTTCTCTATTTTCTTCGCTAACTTTAATAACATACCATTTATCACTCATTTTCTATTACCTTTCCTTGTTCTTTCGCTAAGTCTAAGAAAGCCTGTGCCGATTCTTTCGTTACTTCTTCAGGAGTTTCAGCCTTTACTTTTTCAATTAGTTCACTATCAGGTTCTTTCTTTGATTTATTAACGCAAGTAAATACTGAATCAATATAAGAAAAGTTCAAGTCATCATCAAACTGATATCCACGCGCTTTGACTGACAACTTAGAGAAGTCGTTATGCTTGCCACGTTTAGGGCTTAACATTAACATAAATTCCGCCCATGCTGTAAGAGTAGAACCACCTAAGGCGTCACTAGGTTTTACCATATAGGCTTTATCGTCCATTGAGTTTGCATAAGCTGATTTGTTTGCATGAGCTACTAATAAGAAAGTTACATCTTGAAAGAGCAACTTGAGTCGTGTAATTCTCCTAAGCATTGGTTCAAAGTCTTTACCATAGATAATATCTCCATTTCGCAACATGGTCATTAGATTATCCAATATAACGAACTTGATATCATTATCTTTGATGTACTCATACAATAAATTCATGTGGTGCGAATCATCAAGCATGAACTCGCCACCTGTTAAAAAATGCAAGTCTTCTGGTGCATTATCTTTATTTCTAAGTCTTTTGTTTAGCTCTCTGTCTGTGTCCTCATTGTCAATGTATAGTGTCTTACTTCGCTTTGTATAATAACCAAAAAAAGGTAGTCCTTGCGATACCATTAAAGCCATGTGCATTGCTAGAGAACTTTTAAACGACTTAAACGGTGCTACTAATATGCCAGCTTGTGAACTTGGCATTAACGTATCAATAAGCCAGTCATCTTTTAAATTTATTAAGTCTTCACGCTCTTTTAAGTGCTTGGCTGTCTGTACTTTTTCAAATATATTTGTCACTTTTTAATTCTCCCCTTTTGGTTTACAGTTTTCAATACATATATGGCATGTAATGTATTTTCTTTGCTAGTACACCATTCTAGGTTATTTAAATCGTTATTTTGTTTGTTTCCGTCAATATGGTTTACTATTTTTTTATTTTCTGGGTTAGGAATAAAAGCGAACGCTAATAATCTATGTTTTTTTACTTTCATAGTTCTATTATCAAAACTTACTGAAAATTGATAATAACCGTCTTTGTCTTTGTGCTCTTTTTTTTGTTTACCGTTTTTAGAAAATAGTTTTCCATCTTTTGTTAATGTATATCTTTCTAAAACTTTTTTATATAATTCATCATTAAATTTCAATCACTAGTTACCTCCGTTGGCTCTGATTCTACGCAATAAACTTTATAAGGACTTTCTCTTGTCTCTTTATTTATATAATCTCTCCAAGCAACAAAGCTATTATTTAAAGCCTTGCATTGATACACCGCTTGATAGAGCTTATTATAATAAGCTAATCTCCTACCTCCTAAAGTTTTAACAGGTTGATCTGGATTAATCGTTAATGCTACATAATAAAATTTCATTTTTCTCCTTTAGTATTCAAATAAAATATAGACAGATACCCAAATTATAACAAAAAGCAATATCCCAAGTATTATTAAAGCATAAACTTTAGGTAATAATGTAAGTGAAATTACAAGTGATAAAAAAATACAAAATGAAACAAAACAAGCTAAAGCTATCAAAAAACTTTTTAAAATAATATTCATTTATTTCTCCTTTAGTATATAATAACAAAAAAGACTTGAAAAGTCAAGCCTTAAATACTATTTAATGCAATGTTTACATTTAGGGTTGTCTACATGGATATATTCTTTTACAACTTCTTTTTTTAAACTTTTTATTCTAAGTTGTTCTTTTTTTAAGTCCATGCAGTGTGATATTGACCAGCCACAACCACTACATTTAATACTTTTTAGTTTGTAAGGTTTGTGTTTTGTTGTATAACTCATCTATTTTCTCCATTTTCATCATCATAAATTACTGTTATTTATTTTTGAACCAAGATAAATCAATTTCGTTAGCTAAGTCAGCAATTTCTTTCAAAGCCTCTTCGTCTGTCATACATTTTAAATCACATTCTTTAAGTTTGCGTTCGATTTCATCAGCTGTTTCGGTCGCCTCTTCTAATGATTGAGTTCTGTTAAAGTTTTTCATATTTTCTCCTTTTCTTATACCATAGTATCAAATCATCTTACATTTGTCAAATATTAAATTCTATTCCGTGCTACTTTTTTAGATAGCCCTTAGCCCTTATCGTGTCGTATAATCCCAGCAAGTTAAAAGAAAAGACTACTTAATTTCAAAACTTTTCTATAAATAACTCTGTCAGACTTCTACGCGTCACGGAGTGTTTCTGTTCACGACACTCATGGAACTCATAATCTTTTATTTCATGCTACGCTCTAGGCTATTTGTAAAGTAATCACATTTTCAATTGAGTCTAGGTTTTAAGCAACTATCCTGACCCTCAAGCGTAAGATTATAAATGACTTTCGATATGTTCAACTTTATTCAATGTTGAATTCTCTACTTACATTAGTTACAAGTCATTCAGCAACTAACTATTTAATTAACTTAGATAATAATAACATAGACATTTTCACTTGTCAAGTATTAGATATTTATATTTTAACATATCACATTTTACACTTTGAGTTATCCTATGTTATGTAAAATATTCTGTTCCCTCTAATTCTCCTAGCTTTTCGCTTAGCTCGTATTGAATTACTGCTATTTGTTTGATTGCTGATTCTAATAATTCTACTTTTTTAATCAAAAATTCTTTATCTTCCATTAGTTTGTATCTCCTTTTTTTCTACACTTCTATTATACCATATTGCATTTTTTAATATTCAAGATATTTACTAGGTTTTTATCCCTATTTTGTTGATAACTACGCGGTTTATAAGCATTTGTTTCGTTTTCTTTACCAATAGGTGCTGATACCGAAAATTTAATTACAATTCCAGTACAAGATAAAATGTTTATCAAACACTCCGGAATTCCTTTAGAAATCTTACAAACAAGAAGCTTCTTGCGCTTACTGATACCATACTTTACAAACAGGACACTCAATGCACTTACATTCTGCCACTTCTAGTCAAATTTCGGTCAAGCGTGAAACAAAAGCCACTAAGGTGGCAATTGTTTTTTTAATATAATTTATTTATTTTCTCCTAAATCAAAATGTATTGCTGGCTGATTGTTCCATAGTTCTAATGTTTCCTTATCTACTTCTGGCTGATTCATGTATTCTTTATTCATTCTAGCTCTTGTATTAGCTACTTTAAGTTTAATACGCTTTTTGTATTCTTGCTGTCGTAAGTACATTAAATATTTATCTCTAGCCATAGTTACCTCCTATAAAGAGTATAACATAAAATGCCTACAAAGTCAAGCATAGCTTACATAACAGAGGATAAACCAAACCTGAAAAGTGGATATGCTATAATAAATACATAAGTTAAGAGAGGAAAGCAAATGACAGAAGAACAGCTACTATTTAAGCAAGAAACATTGTCAAAAGTTGACTTTAACGAGTTCTTACTTAACGCTGTTGAATGTGGTTTGATTGATCTTGATACAGCTTTAATTTTTAAGGGAGAATAAAGAAATGAATAAAGAACAT